ATGGACGACATCAAATCTGTACCGCTGCCCGGTCTGGAAGAGACGCTCCTCAACCCGCTCGAAGAAGCGCAGTTGAAGAGCCTCGAAGCGCGCCGCATTTTTGAGGCCTCGTCCTGCGATGCTGATCCGTGGATGGATGATTATTGGGCGCTGCTCGGCGAGGGCTATACCTGGCGGCAGGCCGTATATATGCTATGGGCGGCGCAGCCCACCGACAAGCGTGTGCCGCGTACTCAGGGCGAACTGGCGACGCAAATCCTGGGATTGGCCTCGGATCGCGCCATCCGCGAGTGGAAACGCCAGCGCACAGATATGGACGCGCGGATCGCCGACCTGGTGCACAGCGTCATCGTGAAAAACCGCGCGCGCGTCTTAGAGGCGCTCGTCGAATCGGCAGCTAGTAGCAACCCGCGCGCGCACGCCGACCGGCGAATGTTCTTGGAGATGTCGCGCGATTACACGCCCAAACAGATGATCGGGATAGGAGCGATATCCGCCGTGCCCGAGTGGGATGAGGCTACCCTGCGCGCCAAAGCCAACATCCCCGGTTACGAGGCTGATGATGAGCATTGATCAGCAGGCCATTCAACAAGAGTTGGCGCGCCGCGAGTTGGCGCGCCGTGACCTGGCGGCTTTCGCCTGGTACACCTTTCCGCAATACCAGATTGCGCCATTGCACCGCGAACTGTCGCGCGCCTTGATGCGCGTTGAGCAGTACATTGCCAGCGGCGGCAAATCTGGCGTGGGGCGGCTGATGGTCTTTATGCCCCCGCGCCACGGCAAATCGGAAATGGTTTCGGTGCGCTTCCCGGCCTGGTTCTTGGGGCGCAACCCCGACAGCAACGTGATCCTGGTCTCGTGCACGGCGGCGTTGGCGGTCTCCTTCTCCCGCCGCGTGCGTAACATCGTGCTTGATACACCGTTCCAGGCCATCTTTGGCGTGCTGGCGGCCACTGATACTCCGGTACAGATCGCTGATGACACACGCGCGGCGGACGCCTGGGGATTGGCTGGGCGCGCGGGTGGCCTCGTGGCGGCGGGTGTCGGCGGCGCAATCATTGGTCGGGGCGCGCACCTGGCGATCATCGACGACCCCTTCCGCGACCGCGCGGACGCTAACAGCGCCGCCGTGCGCGACCGCGTGGATGAATGGTATCGCAGTGTTCTCTACAGCCGCCTGGAGCGTGGCGGGGCCATCGTGCTGATGCACCAGCGCTGGCACGAAGACGACCTCGCCGGGCGCTTGCTCAAGCGGATGGCGAATGGCTCCGGCGACGCCTGGGAGATCATCAACCTGCCCGCGCTGGCTGATCCCTGGGCGGCGGAATGTGACCCTGTTGAAACGCAGCAGGCATTGGCGCAGGGTTGGAGCAAAACCGTTGACCCGTTAAAGCGCGCGCCCGGCGCGGCGCTGTGGCCGGAAAAATATCCGGTAGAAACATTAGAGACCATCCGCAACGTCGTCGGCGGTTATGAATGGGACGCGATGTACCAACAACGCCCGCGCCAGATCGAGGGCGCGTTCATCAAAGCGCATCGCATCCCCGTCATCGAACAGCCGCCGGACAATCTTCAACTGGCGCGCTATTGGGATTTGGCCGTCAGTGGCAACCAACGCGCCGACTATATCGCGGGGGCGCTGGTAGGACGTAGTCCTGACGGGCGGCTCTACATCCTGGACGTGAAACGCTTCCCTGGCCCGTGGGCTGACGCGCGTCCGGCGATGCTGCGTGTGATGGCCGAACTCGACGGGCCGGAAGTCTTGCAAGGCATCGAGATCGCCGGGCAACAGTCGGGCTATTTTCAAGAATTACAGCGCGATCCGCGCTTGAGTGGGCGCGCCCTGCGCGGCGTCAACCCGCAGGTTGTGGGTAGCAAAGAAGTCCGCGCCCAAATCTGGGCCTCGCGCATCGAAGACGACCTGGTATACCTGCGCGCGGGTGGCTGGAACCGGGATTTTATCGAAGAGGCGCTGGCCTTCCCGCGCGGCGCGCACGATGATCAGGTGGATGCCGTTAGTGGGGCCGTGCAGATGCTCGCGCAGCGCGCGCAGATCGCTTTGGGGACGGGGTGGCAGCAGACGGTGGACGGTAGACGGTAGACGGTAGACGGTGGACGGTAGACGGTAGACGGTAGACGGTAGACGGTAGACGGTGGACGGTAGACAGTAGACGGTAGACGGTAGACGGTGGACGGTAGACAGTAGACGGTAGACGGTAGACGGTAGACAGTAGACGGGGAAGAGATTCCTCGGAGGACTTCGGAATGACGATTTATAGAGTTGATCCACGCGACTATAGGTTGAAAACGATCACACCGCAACAGTTTTACGGCGAGGGCTATAGCGCGCAGACCGCACCGCTCTCTCTGACGACGGCTTACAGTGCCAGCGTGTGGGCGTTCCGTTGCGTCCAACTGCGTGCGCAAACCATCGGCGGCTTGCCACTGGAGGTGTACAGCCGCGAGACTGGCGAACTGTGGCCTGAGCATCCGCTCAACCTGCTGTTTGGCGACGAAGATAGCGACTTGCTGGCGCGCCTGGAAACCGCGCTGTGTCTGTGGGGAACGGCGTACCTGGAAATCACCAAAGCCGTGCTTGGCAGCGCGCGGGGCCTGCGCTGGCTGAACCCTGGCGCGATGGTATTGCTCAAAACCGCTAAAGGCATCGAGAAATTCATTTATACCCCGGCCTCCGGCGCGACGGCGCGCGACTTTGGTCGCAACGACGTAGTGTACTTGCACACCTTCCATCCCACCGACGACCTGGACGGCTTAAGCCCACTCACCGTGGCCTTGACTGCCGTGGGCGTGGATCAAAAGATCGCCCGCTACGCGCAGAGCTTCTTTGGCAACGGCGCGCGCATCGAAGGCATCCTCACCGTGCCCGGCGCGGGCGATGAACAGGTTGACCTTTTGGAAGCGAAGTGGCGACAAACTTTCCGTGGCATGGGCAAGTGGTTCAAAACGCTTATCTTCGGCGCGGCGGACGTGAAATATCAGCCGTTGAGTTACCCGCCCGAAGACCTGGCGTTGGAGACCTTGAGCGCCGAAATGCGCCGTACTATCTGCGCGGCCTTTGGCGTCCCGCCGATCCTGGCGGGCGCGTGGGAAGCCTCCAACTATGCCACCGCCAAAGAACAACGGCAGTCCTTCTACACCGAGACCATCTTGCCGGAACTGGACTTCATTGAAGATGAATTGAACAAACAATTTGTGCGTCGCTTCTATCCCGAAGCCTACATCGCCTTTGACGTGAGTGGCGTCAATGCCCTGCGCGAAGACGAACAGACGCGCAACCAGGCGCTCACTACGGCAGTCGGCGGCGGTTGGATGACGATCAACGAAGCCCGCGCGCGCGTGGGCCTGCCCGCCGTTGTGGGCGGCGACGTGCTCTTGCCTGCGCCGGGGACGGCCCCCATTGTGGCTGCCGCACCTTACGCCGATACTGGCGCGCTAGAGGTCGCGCCGGATGTTGGATTTTTTCGGCAAAGCGCAACCCGCAGCGCCAGATACCCGTGATGACGAACTCGGTGAGCTGTATCATCCAGCTTGGGGTGAGACAACGATTGAGAGTTTGCAACGTTTGGAACACGGGCTGGCGCGCGCATTGCAGGCCTGGTGGCTTGAGACACTCGGCGATTTGGCTGGAAAAGCAGATTTACCCGGCGCGGTGATAGCGAACCTTAACAGCGATGAATGGTGGCATTTTGTGGAGACGCGGCTCTCCGAGGTGTTGGCGCGGCGGCTCGTGTTGGGCGCGCGGCGCGGGTTGGCGATGGCGGAGCGGCAGCTGGCGATGCGTGGGCTGTGGCAATATGTCAATCCACGGGTGCTGGCCTGGGCGCAGCAACACGCGGGCGAATTGGTGACGGCGATTACGGATGAAATTCGCCTTACGACGCAGACGACGATCAACACGGCGTTGGTGGCGGGGGAATCCTGGCCGATGATCCGCGAGCAATTGAGCGATGTTTTTCCGCGCTGGCGGGCGGAACGGATCGCGCGCACGGAGGTCATCCGCGCGGGGGTGCAAGGCGCGTTGGCCGGATACGAAGCCTCCGGGACCGTGCGCGGGGTGCGTTGGTTAGATAATCAAGCCGGGGCGTGTGAGGATTGTAAGGCGTTGCACAACCAGGTGCGCCCGTTGGGTAAGGCGTTTTATAGCGACACCTTCGGTGATGGGCTGCCGCCGCGTCATCCGCATTGCCGGTGTGCGATTGTGCCGGTAACGATCAGCGAGGCCGCGCGCTTGCCTGAAGGTCATCCATTGCGTGAGGATTGGCGCAATAGCCTGGCGGAATTGACAGATCGGAATACGTACACGGAGATTGGCGGTGTGCGCATCACCGGCGAGCGAATGCAGCACTGGCAATATCGTTATCCGGCAACGCGAGACAATGAGGCGGTGTTGCGCGTGGCATTGTTGACGCCAAGCGCACGCACGCGCGATAAACGGGGCAATGAACGCCGTTACGCGCAAGATGGACAGGGGCGATGGTGGCGGGTAGTAGTTGCAGAAAGCGTGTCGCCTTTTGTACTTTCGTTTCAGCGGGTACACGCTGTTGGCAAATGAAAAGTGCGCCCTCTGCAACTGCCCGCCAATGCAGAACCCCTTAACGGGGCGGCTCAAGGGCAAACCGGGCGCGCTTCTCTACGTTAAAGGTTGGCAGGGCGCTCGCATCCTGCTCTTCCACTGTGGGCGTGCGCGAACGACTACACTTCAACCTGATTTAAGTATAGCACAATGACTGACGAAATCAAGATTGAAATTCACGGATTAGAGGAATTGACCCGCTTATTGGATGAATTTGGCAACCTGGAAGAAGCGGTGTATTTCCCGTTACGCGAGGCGATGAGCCAGGCCGTGCAGTTGATCGAGGCGCGCGCGAAGCAGAATTTAACCGATAACGCGAGTGTGGCTTCCGGTGCGTTGCGTGCGATGGGGGTTGGCAGTAACGTTGAAGTGACGCCCACTGCGCTGACGGGGATCGTGTATGCCGACATCCGGCGCAACGGGGTCAATTACGCGGAGGCAGTAGAGTTTGGAACGCGCAAGGGCTATATACCGCCATTGGAACCGCTGATCGAGTGGGTACGCTTGAAGGGCCTGACGGGCGTTGTGACGTTAGCGCGGGGTAGACTTAAACGCGCCAGGCAGCAATCGGCCATCGAGCAATTAGCGCGTCAGGTGCAATGGGGCATCTACTATCACGGGACGGCGGCGCGGCCTTTCTTTGAACCAGCAGTAGAAGCCAGTCGCGCGGAGATTTTGCAGTTGTTTGAGGATGCGGTTACGCAGATAATAGCGCATTTGTAACTTTTGACTTGCAACTATTCCAGGAGGTGCTTATGCCTTATTTGATTGTTAAGCAAGACGATGAGTATTGTGTGTACAAAGAAGCCGCCGATGGCGAGCCGGACGGCGCAACGTTGGGCTGCCATTCAACCGTGGCAGCGGCTGAGGCGCAACGGCGCGCCCTGTATGCGGCTGAGGACAAGAGTGCATACAAAGCCACGTTGGACGCCGCCGGGCGCGTGGGCGGCTATGGCGTGGTCTTTACCGGGCCGCAGGCCAAAGATTTACAGGGGGATTACTTTGCTCCGGACACTAACCTGTGGCTGGAGCACTATCCCGTCGTCCCGCTGCTTTATCAGCACGGGCAGGATCAGTTCGTGGGCAAGCGGGTGATCGGGACGGCGCGCCCGCGCCGTGATGATATTGGCGTGTGGTACGAAGCGCAATTGCAGCAGCGCGACGAATATGAGGCGCTGATCCTGGAATTGGTCAAGGCTGGCGCGTTGGGTTATTCGACTGGTTCACTGCCGCACCTGGTCGAGCGCGCGCCGGATGGCAAACTGTTATCGTGGCCCGTGGCAGAGATTACCCTTACGCCTACTCCTGCCGCCGGGCCGTACCTGACGAGCGTCAGCGCAATCCGCAGCGTCTACAAAAGCGCCGGGATTGAAAATCACGCAATCACAGATCAATCAATCACAGATGGAGGTATAGCGATGGAAGAGCAAGAATTGGAAAGCAAAATCAAAGGTGTGGTAGACGCGGCGCTTGCGCCCTATCTCACGCCCAAGAGCGAGACGCCTCCGGCGTCCACGCCCGAAGCGCGCAAAGCGGAGGCGCTCAAGGCGTTCAATATGTATCTGGCAACCGGCTCAAAGACCAAAGCATTGGAAGAGGGCGAACCGGGTGAAGGTGGTTATCTGGTCCCCGAACAGTATTACGCGGAGGTCGTGCGCGGGCTGAAGGATGCCAGCATCATCCGCGCGGCAGGCGCGCGGGTGATTCAGATGACTTCGGACACAATGGAAGTGCCAACGATGACACAATCCACCGCAGCGGTCATCGTGGACGAGGAAGGCAACTACAGCGATGTTGATCCTTCCTTCGGGCACGTTACCTTTACGCCCTTCAAGTTTACCAAGCTGGTCAAGGTTTCTGAGGAACTGGCGGCAGACGCGGCCTTCGATATGTGGGGGCAGGTGCTCGCGCCCGATTTCCAGCAGGCATTTGCCGCAGCCGAAAATACCTACTTTACTACTGGTGACGGCACGACCGGGCCGCAAGGCGTGGTTACTGGCGCGGGGACGGGTGTGACGGCGGCGGCAGTCAACGCCATCACCGCCGATGAGGTCATTGATCTCTACTACAGCCTGAACTATCTCTATCGTGGACGGGCCGTGTGGATGATGAATGATGCCGTGCTCAAGTACGTGCGTAAGTTGGTCGATGGCTCTGGTAACTATCTCTGGACGCCGGGCTTACAGGCCGGGCAGCCAGATATGCTGCTGGGGCGTCCGGTGATCACCAATAACGCAATGGCGGCGACGTTACAAGCCAGCGCGAAAGTGATACTCTTCGCCGACTTCTCTTATTATTGGATCGGCCAGCGCGCGCAGATGACCGTGGATCGCAACCCGTTCCTGTACATGTACAACGGGCAGATCGGCTACTTCGCGCGGATGCGCGTGGACGGTAACGTGATGCTCCAGGAAGCCTTCAAGTTGCTGGTGATGAAGGCATAAGCGAGGATCAGCAATACGGAGGAAACGATGACACAACAAAAACTTAACTACATCTTTATGGCGCTTTTGCTGGTCGCTGTGCTGGTGGCGGGCTGGTTTGGCGTGACCCTCCCGGTCACGCCAGAAATCCCCGCGCCGTTGCCGGTGAATCTTACGCCATTGGAGCAACGTGTAGAGGCGCTGGAGTCTATGGCCTTGTCACAAGCAGTCAACACAGATTTCCGCGCCCCAAATGTGCCGTGTTACCAGGCGGTAGGCGGGCGTAGCTGGGTGGCTGAGGATGGCTGCGCGTGGATCGTCGATGGCGGTCAATTCCGGCTGACCGGAGAAGTGTACACCTTGACCGGCGCGCGCACCCTGACGGTGACGACTTCCTCGTATGTCGTCAGCGCCACTGCCGTTACCACACTCACGTTGGCGGGCGGCGCGCCTGGCGATATGGTTTTTCTGACCAACATTACTACCAACAACGTGGTGATCGTGGACACCGGGGCGACGGCGGGCGGCAGTAGCCGCACGTTAGGCAAGGACGACGTGATCGGATTCATCTACAACGGCGGCAAGTGGCTGGAGTCTTTCTACTCTGACAATAGCTAAAGCTTAGGGGGCGCGATGGCCGATTATTGCACGGTAGCTGAAATTAAGGCGCTGGCCGGGACTACGTTAGCCACTGACGACGTGTTGTTGACGGTACTGGCGACACGCGCGTCGCGGATCATCGACACGTATACCGGGCGTGTTTTTGGTGCGGTCACGGCAACGCGCTATTACACGCCCGGCACAGACACAGTGGGCAAGCTGTTGTATCTGGACGATGACTTGCTGAGTGTGACTGCGTTGACGACCAACGGCGTGGCGCTGGCAGCTTCAGCTTACACGTTGCTGCCATTGAACACGGTACACAAGAACCGCGTGCAACTTAAAAGCGCGTATGACTGGCAATACCCAGACGATCCGGTTGGCAGCATCGTCCTGGCCGGGTCGTGGGGCTACAGCGCGACGCCGCCTGCTGACGTAACGCAAGCGGCGGCGCGGCTGGCATTGTGGCTCTACCGGCAGCGCGAGGCCCCCTTCTCGCGTGTCGGGAACGCCATCACCGGCGAGTATGAAGTGCCGGTTGCTTTGCCGGATGATGTCCGCGCATTGCTGGACGCTTATCGGCGGGTGGTATGGGGAGCAGCGTAGTGGCAACGATCGCGGCGACGAAGACGGCCATCGGGACACTGTTGAGCGGCGTGACGGGGATCAAGCGCGTGTACACGACTGCGCCGAACAGCATCGTGCCTGCCGACTTGCCTGCTGCTGTCATTTACACCGGCCCCAGTGTTTACGTCGAGCGCTGGTATAACACACAGGGCGAGACGCGCCAGTACATCGTGCGCATTTACGTGCTCTCGCTCCAACAAGGTGTGCCGGGAGAAGCAGAGAGCCTGTGCGAGCCGTTTTTAGCGGCTGTGCGCGCGGCGTTTGTGGACGGTGGACGACTGAGCCGTTTAAGCGGCGTTCTGGAAGCGCGCTTGACCGGCGACCAGGGCATTAGTGTACTCGTGTTAGGCGGTGTGAGCTATCTGGGGGTTGAAATTGCCCTGGAAGTGACGCAATAAGGAGGTGATCCGGTGAAAGAGCGTTGTTCGCGTTGCGGTTCCTCGCTGCGGTGGGCGCGTGACGGCAAATGTCGCGTATGTAGTAATAACGTTTTGGCAGTTCCTAAGCCGTGGAGCGAATTGCTGGAATTGCCTGGCATCAGCAGCGAGATTGCCAGGGCGCTATATGCAATGGGTTTGCGTACCGTTGCGGACGTGCAGCGCGCATCGGATGAAGTTTTGTTGAGTGTGCCGGGCATTGGCCCAGTGCGCGTCGCGAAAATTCGCGGATTGATCTCAAATGGTAGATAGGAGGACAAGATGACCGCAGCAAGTCAACAAATTGCTGGAATCAGCTTCCGTGGGGTCCAGGTGCTGGCGCTGAACAGTTTGGGCGTCCCGGATGCTACTACGAAAACGGAATATGCCGGGTTGCGCATTATCGGCGCGAAGGCGCTGACTATCAATCGCCCGGAGTGGGGGAATATCTATGCCACCGGCGATGATCGTGTTTTGGCGTCTTTCACGTTGCCGCCGACTGAGGGGGCGTCCGGCGAATTGCGCGTGGGCGCGTTCGATATGACGGCGGAGGCGCTGTTAGGTGACATTAACATTAAAAGCGCCGGAGAGCGAAAGCTGTTGCCGTTCGGCACGGACGTGGTGGCTTTGCCGCAGGTATGCTTGCTTGGCTGGCGCGAGGCCAAGAGCGTTGCCAGCGGCGATGAGGGTCGCGCGCATTATGAGTTTATGCTCATCCCGCGCGCGACGCTTACGCCACGCGGCGGCCCGTTCGATGAACGCGCCGTGACCGAGCGCACGTTGGGCGTGCTGTGTCACAAGACGAGCGCCTACCCCTGGGGCGAGGATTTGGCGCTTTCGACAGACGGACACACCGAGATGGAAGGCGCAGAGGGCACGTCAGAATATGTGCCGCGTTTGTGTGCCTTCAAGGGTGATGGCACTGAATTGGTTTTTACGTTCGGCGTTGAAGCCGTGAGCACGGCTAAGATCAAAGTGTACCGGGTGACTGGTGCAGGGGTTTTCAGCGACATCACGAGCAGCGGGGACCTGACCATTGCCGTTGACAAGCTCACTTTTGGCACAGGCAAAGCGCCTGCGGATGGCGATTTTATCATCGTGATGATGGAGGTCGCCGCGTGAGCATAGTCACTTTGAGTAACGGGCGGACGGTAGAGGTCTATCCTGTTCCGCCGTTTGCCCTCACCAATGTCGAGGCGCGCTATCCAGGCGTCACCCCGGAGGCCGTTACCCTGCGCGAGCGGATGATTCGTGAGACGGCCTGGTTGTTGGCATTGCCTGACGTGAGTATCCCGGAGGGCTGGCAGTGCCCGCGCGCGTTACAGCACGCGGGCATCGAGCCGCGCCAGGGCGAGACGGGGCGCATCCTGGACTACATCGAATATGGTCTGCTCTTGACGGCGGACGATATTCGCGCGGTGCAGGTGGCAATGTATGGTGGGGCGTTGACAGAGGACGAAATCGGCGCAGCCGAGGCCACCTTTCGCCTTGACCGCGGACACACAACCACTACTGCCGATCCCTTCTAATGCCGAAACGCCGGAGATTCGCGTGGGGGCGTTTTTCGAGGAGACGGGGGCCGCCGATAAACGGCACATCGGCTATGCCGACTGGCTGCGGCGGCCCCGTTGGGAACGCGCGGCAATGGTGGCGCGTGATCGGTTACAGGCGCGCCTGGACTACTGGACAGGGCAATGGGCGCAGGGGAAAAACCTACCCGCGCCGATGATAGCGCAAGGATAACGCATGGAAAATGTGCAGCAGATGATTCTTGAGCAGGTGCGTGGAATTTCCATAGAAGTACAGCGTATCCCACAAATTCTGGCGCGCCTGGATTCTATCTCGGAGGCACAGCATCGGCTTGAAGCGCGCGACGACGAACAAGCCGCCGCCATTACGGATTTAAAAAATCGCGATCATGAATTTACCGCGTCGTTTACTGTGCTGTCGAATGAAATCCGCCAATTGACGCGGGATATCGACGCGCTGAAACAGGAAATCAATCCGTTGAATATGCTGATTCCTACAGTGAACTCGTCCAGCTTACGTATCGAAAAGCTGGAAGCTACGGCGTTGGATAGAGAGCGGCGTGAGCAGGTTGATAAAACGTTGTCGGAAATCAATGAATGGCGACCGCTGCTCAAAGGATTGCGCTGGGGGCTGCTGATTATCGGCGGTATGCTGGTGATGGCAATTTTTAGCGCGATCTTGTGGGCAATGGGGCAAAGCGGAGTATTGACACCGTGATTGTAAAAAGCACGTTGGCTAAACGGATCGTTGAAATCGCTAAACGTTTGCGTAAACTTGTGGATGAGCTTTTCGCCAGTGTGGGCGAATTGGCGCAAGTTGCCGAGGATTACGAACGGGAACGCGCGTTATGTTTGCGCTGTGGCGCGCCGCTGGACGCTAAGGGTCGTTGTCCGGTGTGCTTTGAACGAGATCGCGCGAAGCTGGAGAATGACGAAATATAGATTACTTGTCTAAGGGAAAAGTGTTAGGATCGGCACGATGATGACGACGATAACTGGCCGTATTGGACGGTGTAAGGGGGCGTGATAGGCGACGAATAAGAATAATGAGCAAGCCTATCGGCCAGCCTATTAAATTGAGTAGCAAGAAACCTATCCATAATAATTCGGCGTTCATAGATTAAGTATAACATATTTTTGGGATAAGGCTATGGCAGATCGCACAGTAGAGGTTTTATTAAAACTAACTACCAGTCAATTTAAGGCTGGGACACAAGCCGCACAAAACGCAGTCACCGGATTAGGTACAGCTATGACTGCGGCTATACAACGGGGGATTAGTCCACTTAACGCGCGAATTATAGCAGGAACGGCAGCTTTGAGTGCCTACCGCGCCGCCCTGCAGACTGGGGCAACGGCTACAAATGCTGAAGCACGCGCGGCGCAAGCAGCGACACAAGCATTGAATCAAATGGGCGTTGCACAGCAGCGTGCTACGAATACTGGTAAGGCTAATACTGCGCAGCTTGCTGATATTTATAATGCGACAATGGCGCTGAAGACCGGTTACGAGACTGTTACGCGCACAGTTAACGAATTTATCATTATTGGCGAGCGGGCCGCACAACGCGAGCGTACCGCGCGGATGTTTGAGAATCTTTCTGGTAGTACGAAAGCGGCAGAGGCAAATTTAACGGCAATGCGCAAAGCTACGCATTACACGTTGAGCGAGACAGCGGCGATGGCGCAAGCGATCACGCTGTTAGGATTAGGCTTAGCGAAAACACCTCAGCAATTAGCGCAGATTACTCAGCAAGTCACCGCGATGGGGCAACAATTTGGTGGGCTTTCAGCTGAGGGCGCGATCCAGGCGTTTTCTCTCACAATTTCCAATCAAAGTTTTCAGCGTTTAGATGCCTTCGGTTTAAGCGTTGATGATGTGCGCAAACGAATGGAGCGTTTTACGCGCGAAGGCAAAAATGCTGAGGAGGCATTTAAGTTAGCTTTTTTAGAAGCTTTGAATGATCAGTTTGAAACGATTGGCGGCAATGTTGAGGACAGCTTGACGCCATTTGAACAATATCGAGCAGCGGTCGCCGATTTGACGGCGGCATTGGAGGAGGGATTTTTACCGGCAGCTACGCGCACAGTTGAGGCGCTGCGTGATATAGCAAAATGGGCCAGTGGCGCATTTCGCAAAGAGGCAAATGCTGCTGTTGGCGAACAATTGGCTGGCGCTGAAGGTCCGGCGGCGTTTGCTGATGTGGTGCAACGTGCCGGTGCTATGGCGACGTCTATTAAAGGTCGTCTGGGATTAGGACCGGATTTTGCAGCATTGCGTCAAAATATCATCGATAATGCTTCTTCTCAGGAAGAACTTAATGCGGGTATGGTGGTCTACAATCAATTGCTACAGCAATGGATTGATAAAATGCCCGCTTTGGCGCAACAAATCGTCTTAGAAAACGATTTGGCGAGCGTAACAAAATTAAATACTGATGCAACCAATGAATTTATGATGGCGCAGGCTACACGCGCAGCGGAAGCAGTTAACGTTGAGCGTCAGGCAGCGCGTGAGCGGGCACAATCTATACTAGATGCAGCTAATAAGGTGGTTGCTATTGAGCAGGAGATGGCCGCGAAACGGCGCGCTATTCAGGACGATTTCCGCCAGGAATCGGCTGATATTGAACGTCAGCGCGGACGCGATGCGCAACTGGAAGCCCTCCGCGCGGGCTGGGCGTTGATCGACGCCGAACGCCAACAGGCGCAGCAACGGGCGGCGATCCAGGCACAATACCAGAAGGCGACGGCGCAAGCCGCCGAACAATTCGCGCGCGCGCAGGCACAGGCTGCGCAACAGTACGCCCGTCGGCAGGTGGAGATTGAGCGCGACTACCAACGCCAGGTCGCCGATATTCAACGGCAATATGCGGAAGATGAATTTGAGGCCACACTTAACCGTGACGCGGCAGCCCTCTTCCGCGCGCAGCGCAAGCGCGACCAGGAGTTAGCCGACGCGCAAGAGAATCGCAACGAGCAACAGCAGCAAGCGGCGCAACAATACCAGGACGCGCTGGCCGCCGCGCAACAGGCGCGCCAGGATAGTCTGGCGCAGGCTGAGCAAGCGCGCGCCGAAAGTCTTGCCAATCTCGAAGCCTCCATCCAAGAGGAACTGGCCGCCAAACGGCGCGCCGAAGAACGCGCGCGCCAGGAGCAGGCATTACAGTTGGCCTGGCAAGAACAAGACCGGCAACTCTATTTGCAGCGGCGGTATACGCAGATTGTGGGCGAATACGCAGCCGAGCTACAGGCTGCCCAAAACTATTACACAAGCCTGATCCGCCTGGAGCAAGCCTACCGCGCCTCTAACGCCGTCAGCGCTCCAACGGGGACGGCGCGCCCCGCTCGCCCAACTGCTTACGCCGAAGGTGGCTACAGTCTGAACGGCGGGCTGGCGCTGCTCCATCCGGGCGAATTTGTGTTGAATCCGCAGACCACCCGGCGTTTGGAAGGCGCGGTCGGCGGCGCGCTTTCGCAACAGAACGTCGTTAACCGTGGGGTAACGGTCAACGCGCAATTTACCGGAATGGGCAACAATGATCGGGCCTGGTTCGAGGCGCGCCTGAGTGACTTTTCCCGTCAATTGAGCGAGGTGCTGCAATGACCAGGTATCGTTTAAGTGATGCTTTTCCCCTGACAGATAGCGATTTGTGCAGTGCACTGTTTGGCTACGATCCTCGCAACAGTTACAATCCGGGCGCTGAGCGCCTGACTACATTGGCCGGAACAACGATAGATGTGGGTTATCCGCGCGTAACCTGGCGTTTCGCGGCGCTTACCATCGAACAGTGGGAGGACTTGCTTGACCTGGTGGGCGACTACAGCGGCCTGGTGTACATCGAAACGCGCAACGATATTGATGAATGGCAGCAATGGCAAGCTATCGCGCGCTTGCCCGAACCGCGCGCGCTCAACCGGTGGGGCGGGTATTACCGTGATGTTGAAATTGAATTTATCCTACTGGCTGATCTGACGCCAAGCTAACTGAGAGTCAAAAATGAATCTGGATCAAGCGCGTCTTCAACTTCTATGCGCCCCGATAACGCCGCTCTGGACGGGGACGGTGAACGCTTATAGTGTGGGTGACTTCAAGCTGACGGTGACGACCGTTACGGGCACGTTCCCCACCGATATTGCCAACCTCGTGATTGTCCACAATGGCAACGAATTTGCACGTATCAAATCTCGCGCCGGGCAAGTGCTTACGCTGGCCGAAAACCCAGTACAATTTTTGACGACTTCCACCGTCGCCATCTACGATGCGCGCTTGCCCTGGACGCGCTACCAACGCATTGATGACGGCGTGGTGTACAAAGATTACGACATCCCCTTTCCGGCCACGTGGCAAGCCGAACTACCCCCAACTGCCATTCTCAAGGCGCGTATCAGTAGTAACCCCTGGGGCGAGGCAATCTATGCGCCTACTAATACGACGATTTACCTGGACGCCAGCGGCTCTTACGCAAATCTGGCGACTGGCGCACCACTGAGCTATGCCTGGACGCCGGGCAGCGACGGAACAATTACTGGCAGCGGGGCGACGGTGACGTGTGTGTACACGACTACGGGCTTTCGTTACCTGAAATTGGTCGTCACCGATGCGCACGGGACAGCTAGTGTGCGCTATCTGCCGGTTTGGATCGGTGACGCGCAAGTATTTGACGCGGTGACGCGCTGTAATGCGCGCTGGGATACGCGCCAGGGTTGGACGGTTGATCTGGAGCTATCTGGTACATACCCCGTTTTACAATATGGCCCGGCGCTATTGGTAGATATGGCGACCCGCGAGGCGCTGTTTTTCGGATTCATCGTTCCCAACACCATGACACAGACTTTCGAGACAACGACGCGCACCGTCACATTACAGAGCGCGTTGGCGTTCTCGCGCTATCTGTATGCCTACCCGTTTTTAGTGACAGGCTTAACCGGCGCAGAGACGCCGGATAATTGGGCGGAGGTCTATGGTTTGACATTGGCGCGGGCATTGTGGTTTTTGTTATACTGGCACTCGGTTGTGCCGGAAATAGTCAATTGTGATTTGAGCGGCGCGCCAACGCGGGTTATCAGCGGGCAGGAGTTCACGCTCGGTAATCTGGTGCAACAAATGGAGGCGGCGCTCAAGAGCGCGTTTTGGCAAGCGCGCGGGCAACGCGCCGGTGGGTTTATCGTTGATACTGATCCGTTGTATCTCGACAGCGCGGACTGGGCGGCTCTGAGCGGCGTGGATTTGAGCGCGGCGACGACCTTGCGCGCGGCTATCGAAATGGAGTACGCGCAGCCCAACGTTAGCCAGGTGCGCGTGGGCGGCATCTATCGGGGCAGTGGCGGAAGCTTTGAACCGGCATTGGCGCAAGCGCCTGCCTATCCCGCCGCGTGGGGCAATCCAGCCGAGGTCAACGGATTAGCGCCCGCCGATGAAACCGAGTTGCATCTCTGGGCGCGCCGGTACATCGCCGCCGAAAACTATGCTGCGCAGTACAGCGTGCAGCCGGGATTGGATGTTGATCCAGCAACAACGTTGGTCGCCGATCTGCCTGGCGTGCGCGTGGCAATTGAGCGCGCGCAACTGAATTTCGATCCGCGCGCGTTGTGCTGGCAAGCCAGGCTGGAGGGCCGCACCTACGGGCCAAGCGTGTCGGCGGTCTCTGTGCCGCTGCCGCCGCCCATTGTTTATCCACCGCCGTCGCTGCCGCCGTTAGAGCCGCCCATTTGGGACCCGCTCCCCGAAGAGGTATGGGGTGACGGTAATGTGGTAGTATTTGCCGTCAATGAGTATGAATCCGCGGAAGGCTATATTTTTAGAACGTTTAATTTTCGTTCTGCGTCGCCAACGTGGGAGAATATCACGCCGACGAATTGGACATTTGCCACAGCCTTCGGTTTGACAATGCCGATCAAAGTCCTTGATATAAAAATCAATCAAATCACGCAATCTGTATGGGTTGAAATTCGCGGCGATAACGGCTGGTTTGGCGTGATTTATTCGCGGGATGCGCTTGACCGGGATGTGACTGTACCTGCTTGGAACTTGCTATTGCCGCAAGGCAATCTTTCGCCTACGCCATTAACTTTTGTGCGCGCCGAATCTGGGGCAATTTGGCGGCATCCACGTTTGATGTTTGATACAACTTTGACCATTGGCTCATATATGTTTGTGCGAATGTGTGAAGGCAATGCCGACGGCTCGGTACGGGTCTCCGAGAGCTTGTTTATGGCGCGCTTCGATGATGATGGCGTTGTTTCACAGGTTACGGCGATAGGGAAAGACGCCGGCGATACTCTCGCGGCGACGGTCGATTGGAATGATGACATAACCGGTTTCCGTTCCATCGGGCGCTCTAGTGGTAAAAATTATCGTTGCAATGTGCCGTTTGGAACTCCACTTTCGGATGTTACTAACTTTTTTGCGCCTAATGTTCGTCCCAATACGCTCTATCGTCCATTGTTGCGTGCTAAACCCGGATATTCTATTACTGGAAACAATGCCACGACTGAGGGGTGGTATATCTCGGAGAACAGTCTGTGGAATGGAATTGATGATCACAGTGTTGTACTGAATTTCAACCGTGTGATACTGGGGATAGATAGCGTATCGCAGAGCGAACAGCCTTATGCGCGCAATATCGGCCAGCGCGAGGGTTGGCTGGCAATCTATTCTGGTTCAGCGGTGAATAATGCCACGCTCTGGCGGTCATTGGATGGAGGCGCGACGTGGAATACGCTAAGTAATGCGACTATTCCGTATTACGTTAGCATTCTTGTACATGTAAAACCTGGTTTCTATCCGGGGGAATCTCCCTATTATGCACTGTTTCAGACCTATAAAACAACGTCTGACCCTGGCCCGTGGCAGGGAAAAATTTTTATGTATGATATTGATGGTTTGCAGTTGCTTGAGAAAACCGGGAATCTGGAGAGTCTGGTGAGCAATGCCAGATGGGGCGTATATCCGGTTTCGATGGGCGTGTTTGATGTATGGTGGGGGCGGGAATGAACCGCGATCTGCAACACGCTGCGCGTAATCTACGCCGCAAAGGCCCTTTCTTGCGGGGACTGCTCGGCGACTTTGACAGTCACATCACCGTCAGCGGACGGCCTGGCTATTATTATGTGCGCGTTGAAAAGCCAGGCGGCTATGAGGTGGGCATCTTCCCCGGTCGCGTGCGCCCGCTTTACAATTTGCCGGTGCAGATCGAAACGCATCCATTAACTGGTATTCAATATATCGCGGGTTTGGATGATGTGACGGTTGCGTATGGCGGCACAGACCCGGCCACGATTCCCGGCGATGTAGGTTTGCACGGTGAGACGCATAGTTGGGGCGGCGACGATATGCCAGTCTGGTTGCACTCGTTGCAAATCTTCCCGCTGCGCTGCCAGCCGCACGCCACTAATAATAAGGCCGTACTGGTGCAATCCGGGACATATTTCGCCGAAGGTGTATTTGCTTTCCTCGCCGCGCCGGTGACAGTTGATCTGACAGCTTATGTGCCCAGCTTTGGGGTAAAATACATTTTGCTATATCTCGATGCCGCCGGTGAGGTAGGGGTCATCGACAATGGCGCAACAAATTTGAGTGGACTGGGCGTTGCGCCAACGGGGATGTACACCCTGGCGGCGGTGCGCCTGATTCCCACCGGTATCACGTGGCAAGACATTGTGGATTTGCGTTTTATGCCGCAGAATCCAGGTTTGTTGATGGCGTTTTTGGATTTGCTTGATACGCCGAGTGCGTATACTGACGCAGCGGGCGATAAACTGGTCGTCAAGGCCGATACCAGCGGGATAGAATTCCAGGATGATACCTTCCTCACCCTGGACGACACGCCAGCCGACTATACGGATGATGGCGGCAAGCGAGTTTTTGTCAAAGTCGATCAAACAGGTCTGGAGTTTTTGCCGGAGACCTTCCTCACGTTGGACGACACGCCAGCTGACTACACGGACGACGCAGGGAAAAAGGTAGTTGTCAATCCAACTGCGGACGGGCTAGACTTTAAGGCTGACACCTTTCTCACGTTGGACGACACGCCAGCTGACTATACGGATGATGGCGGCAAGCGAGTTTTTGTCAAAGTCGATCAAACAGGTCTGGAGTTTTTGCCGGAGACCTTTCTCACGTTGGATGACACGCCAGGCGATTATACCGGCGACGCGGGGAAAAAAGTTATTGTCAGTTTTGCCGAGGATGGGCTAGACTTCGAGGCCGACACCTTCATCACATTAAATGATACTCCCTCGGCATACACCGGACAGGGTGCGAAGATCGTCGCCGTGAAAGCCGACGAAACGGGATTAGAGTTTGTAACTGGCGGCGGTGGGGGCGGCGGTGGGGATACGGCGATCACTTTTCAGGCGCGCTATTGGACGGTTGACGGGCCGCTCGCCGTGGCCTCTGAGGTCGGCGGTGTGTGGCGGATCGTGGAGAATTTTATCATTAACTACTGTTCGATGTATCTCTATGATACGGGAGATTCGAGCAGTACGATCATTGACTTTGACGTATCAAATGATGGCGGCGCGACCTGGACGACACTCTTTACAACGGTGGGCAATCGTCCAACGTTAGTTGGGGGCGCGACCGACAAGCGCGCGACCAGTGTGCCGGATATAACGCTACTTTACGCAGGCGACCTGGTACGGCTCAATATCGAGCAGGTCGCGGTAGGTGCGCGCGATCTCTCGGCGCAGATCGATGGGGAGGTACATCAAATGAGTCCTACACTTTACGCAGTGACGTTGACCAGTGCGGATACAGAGTATTCGCAGGCGCTGCCCGCTGGTTTACGCGCGTTGAGCTTCAAGGCGCGGGGCAGTGTGGCGATTCGTTGGGCGTTTGTGACGGGTAAGGTGGCGACGCCGACCGATCCCTACGAGACGTTGGAGGCTGGGCAGACCTATTTCAAGGAAAATCTGGTTGGGGCGGCGGTGACGTTGTATCTAGCGTCCAGTACAGCAGGGACGGTAGTGGAGGTGGAGGTATGGGCTTGAAAAAGTCTGTCGCGTTACTCTTGTTTTTTCCGCTGATCTTAGGAGGTGGGAATATGCCAGTTTTACCGTTTGCCAATGCGGTAGTGGAACCCGTTCTGGTTTATGAGGAGCAGGGCTTTGTTGATGGTGTTTGGAAACGCAGATCGATATTTGGTATCGAACTAACACAGGGGGTGGACGCTGCGACCTATGCCACTTTTTATGCCCCACGCGCAGGAAATGCCACGGTTAAGCTCCTGGTAAATTTCAACGCCCCAATGGGGTCGATTGCCGGGAACATATACTATAATTTTAGCTACACCGGCTATGGCGTGGACTGTTCTGGCATTTCAGGCAGCGAATTAGGTCAAACTGTAGCAGTGTCCGACTCATATAAGGGTCAGACCATAGCACTCCTAGAGTGGCCGATCACTGTTGAAGAGGGGCAAATCGTGTCCCTCGTTTGGGTACGGGTCGGGTCGAGCGGCAGTGACACATGCCCGGATTCGCCGTATATGGTTGGTTACGAGGTAACAATTCAATGATCCTCAACGGTCGTGTGATCGGTCTGCCGCTGGTCCAGTATACCGACACGCAAGCCAACATCGAGGCGCTTGCGCTTACGGCCTCTGATGCTGGTGCGCTGGCCTGGGCGACGGATACCGCGCAGATCGGCGTCTATGATGGATCTGCTTGGGTGTGGGGCTTGCCGGGGAGCGTCGTGATAGGCGATGCTGCGGCTGGCGACTTGCTGCAACTGCAAAGCGATGGGACGTGGGCGAATGTCACGCCCGACGTGGCCGTGTGGCCGTACACGGGCGCAATCAACCAAGAGCCGGGCGGTTTCGTCGATCCCGCTAACGTGGGGGTAGCTTATGACTACACGGCGCGCACAATTACTCTAACCCATTCTTCGGGGACGCTGGTCTATTACGTCGCCGGGGTGCGCTATACGCTTTCCTCTCCATGGACCAGCGATCCCCACGATGCCACGAACGGCGCGTGGTATCTCTACGACGCCGGGGCCGGGCCGGTGTGGGCGCAAACGATCGGGATGTTTGCGTATGCCCAATTAGCCTATGCCAATTACAACACACCGGCTGGCGCGTACTTCGGCGTGCGCGAGTGTCATGGGCTGATGGCGTGGGAAACTCACCGGGAGTTGCACGAGCAAATTGGCACCTATCGGCGGAGCGGGGGCGCGCCGACGGCGGGGACATACCAGGTGCAGCCGGCGCCTCCGGCGAATGCCGACAACACTCCGGGCTTCGACGCGGCGGTAGTGGCGGATGAAGACCTGCCCACCACAGTGGGAGCCTGGACGCAAGGGACGTATACCTTGCTGTATTTCTCCGGGTCTGGAACGGTCGTTTTCAACACGGCGGCCTCGCTGCCCTTCCGGGTGGGGACGACCTACCCGGTCATCAATGGGTACGCGGGCGGGACGTTCACGGACGCCGAGACCGCTACCAACAAGTATTTCAACGTGTACCAAGTATTGCTTCCGGCGACGAGTGACGCCGAATCGCAAAAATACCGAATGCTTATGCTACAACCGCAGGCCGTTTACACCTCGCTCGCGGCGGCCCAGGCGGAGGATTATCGCTCGCTGTATCTCGGCGGCTTGACGGCGCTCGCGCCGGAGTTCGTCGCGTATACCCGCATCACCTTTGGTACGTCGGCGGCCTACGGCACGACGGGCAAGTGCCGCATTGAGGCGCTGGCGTACCTGGTGGGGCCACGGGCCATCCAAGCAATTAGCGGGGGCGTGGTGTATGGGCAAGCCACCGAGACGACGTTGGGCGTCATCGAATTGGCGACGGCGGCGGAGGTCAAGGCTGGCACGGATACCGAGCGGGCGGTGACACCAGCGGGGTTGGCGGGGTTGATCGCGCTCAACACTCCTGCCACAGACGGCAAAATCATCAAATCCGGCGCAGGTGCGCTAACACTAAACGCGGCAAGCCCGTACACCCTGACTGTGGCCGCCGCAGCCACCGTATCAGGCACGAACACAGGCGACGTGACATTGGCAGCCAGTGCTGATGAGGTACTTGATGTTTCCGGGCAGACGCTCTCGTTGGACCCCAAGGCGTCCGGGCTGGTGCTTGCAGGGCCATTGTCAGGAGCGGCGGCAGCGCCGACATTTAAGCACGCCACCCACGTTCTAGTGGCAGCAGAAATCGCCAAGAGGCTATTCTCGGCGGCGGATGGTCTGTTGTTGTTGGGCCCAGGTTGCGCGATCACGCCGACTTCGTGGACATCCACGCGGGGTCAGATGGCGACGATCAGCGGTGCCTTTCACCAGACCGCTGGTCCCTGGATAGGGACTCGTGGGTTAGTAGTTGAGATCAGCACAACAAATCTTTGTACCAACCCATCATTCGAGACCGGGACGAGTGGCTGGACAGCATCGGGGACGACCCTATCTCAGTCCAGCTATTTCAGTGTGGTAGGGTCGAATTCGGGTAAGTTGGTCGCTACCGCCGCAGATTCATTCGCCTATGGCGATTTTGTGTCTAACCCGCCAGCCGGAACTACCTACACGCTAACCGGCTGGGTTCGGGGGGATAGCACAACGATTGGAAAGACGATGCGTTTCACCTTGCGGGAGCAAGGCGGCGCAAGTGGAGCGCAGGATAGCTATACGGATGTGGTACTAACTGGGTCGTGGCAGAAATTTAAGGTGACACGCACCATTGACAAGGCCGACCGTACAGCACTTCAGGCAATACTAGCGCGCAATTCTGGATCAACGGTGGGAGACACCCGTTATGTCGATAGCATTCAGTTAGAGGCGACTGCTTATGCCACATCCTACTGTGATGGCAGCCTAGGCAGCGGATATACCTGGACTGGCACGCCACACGCGAGCACGAGTGTGCGCACCACTACAGAAGTGAATCTGGACACAACGGCGGGAGTTGTGTCGGGGCTGAATGCGCTCTCCATTTCGGCCTGGGTACAAGCGCCTTACGCCTCAACGCCGGGTGGATGGGCTACGGGCTATCCGACCATTTTGAATGTGTACAAAGACGCCAGCAATGAAATCAGATTGCTCTACAACGCTACCACAACCGGATATTTCTACTTGGCGGTAAACGGTTCCTCGTTGACCGCTGGAGCCTCGGCGCTAACATTTAGCGCCGGGGATTGGCTGCATATTGTGGCAACATTGGATTTCACGTCTGATGTGTACCGCGTTTATGTGAATGGCATACGCGCAGTTAACCACACAGCTACGGCACTGACCGCCCCGACCGGGTTGAACCAAATGAATATCGGATCATCTTATGTGTCTGCGTCGCAGTGGGGCGGGGCTATCGCTGAGGTGACGCTGTTCAACAGAGTGCTGACAGCTGAAGAAGTAGCCGCGATCTACGTGAGCGATAAACCATTGGCAGATACCGGAGCTCTGGTTGCACCAGTTGTCTCTGGGTTAGGATTGCGATTACCACTATCGTACAACAATGTCAGCAATCCTCCTACGGATACTGAATTAACCATAGCGTTTGGATGGCAACCAGATGGCTTTACAGCGATTGTGGACGATGCGGGTGCGGCAACGAATTGTTGGAAAGTGTGGCGTGCTTCTGGTGCATGGTGGTATGAAGAATTGACAAAAGCGACTTAGTCATAATTAAAGTCGCCAGTTATCCACCGGCGAGGCGCGTTTGCCGGGGCGCGTGTATTCTGGCGTCTTCTCGCAGGCGGCCAATAATGCCGCCACGTCGTCTTTGCTAAAGGGGACGATAGCAGTGATCTCTGGCGTGAGCGGTTGAATGGCGTGGACGACGTGCTCAGTGACAATCCCATCCATAAGCGCTCAAGTCCATAGCGCGGATAGCGCCGTATGGATGTTGAGCATCGTTTTTTTGCTCAAACGGCGTGATGGGCGTGCTGCGCAGCCGTTGGGCTTGATTTCCGCTTCGCCTAATTCCTGAAAAAAAGCGCGTAAATGTACCTTAGAAATGCTGGCGAAAACCGGATCAACGTCGCCGAAGTACTCGTGCAAATGCCGAAAGGCGTTTTGATAATCGCGCAACGTACAAACCGAGAGCCGTCGCGCGTGGGCATCGAGCAAATAGCCGTCAATCACTTGTGAAAGTGTTAAGTTGAGCAT